ACCAGATGATAGTATCTGCCTGCGTAAGAGTGAGGCCGTGGCTTGCAGCCTGCGGCTGGATGAGCAGCACGTGCGGGTTCTTCTCGGTCTGGAACCGATGCACGATGTCGCTGCGTTTGTTGACTGGCACCTTGCCGTTGATGACATCGCATGAGATGCCTTCCTTCTCCAGCCTAGCGCGCAATAGCTCGATGGTGTGCGTGAACGGCACGAAGACCAGCACCTTGTTGCTCGTCTCCTCAATAGCCTCCAGCACGGCGTTGATGCGGTTGCTGACGTCGAAGTGCAGCACCTCCCCAGTATCCGTGTAGACCGCGCCTCCGCTGATCTGCAGCAGCTTGTTGATCTTGGTCGCTGCGTTGACCGCGCTGACCTCCTCGCCCGCCGCCTCAAGCAGCATCTCGTCCCTGAGTATCTTGTAGTACTTCGCCTGCTGCGGGGTGAGCGGCGCATCGCGCTCGGTATGGGTGACCTCGGGCAGGTCGAGGCAGTCCTTCTTCTCGAACCGGATGGCAGGCTGCAGCACTCTATGCACGTAGTCAGGGGCAGTGGGCTTGGGCACCCACTTGAACTGCGTAACCTTGGTTAAGACTATGGACCGGAACTGGCCGTAGTAGCTCGGACAATTCTCGGGGTTGACCAGCTTGGCGAGGCCGTAGGCGTCCAGCGGCGACTGCGCAGCGGGAGTGCCTGTCAGCATCCAGAGGCGCGGGTCGGTTGCCTTGACGATCTGGTTCAGCACCTTCCACCGGTTGGTCTGCGCGTTCTTGTACGCCGTAGCCTCGTCCACCACGATCAGGTCAAAGCCGCCTGCGGCCACCTCGTCCTTCACCACGTTGAGGCCGTCGAAGTTGATGACGACGAACTCCACGCCAGAGGCGATCACCTTCCTGCGTTGGTCGGCAGAGCCATGCGCCACGCCGCACGAGCGGTGCATAGCGAAGGTAAACAGGTCGCGCTGCCATGCAGCCTTCATGATCGACAGTGGGCACAGCACCAGTACGCGCTTAACCAGCCCGCGCTTCATGAGGTAGTCGGCTGCCCAGATGACGCTGGCCGTCTTACCCGTGCCCTGCTCGTTGAAGCAGAACGCCCTCTTGCGGATGGAGAGGAACGACGCCGTGGTCTTCTGGTGGTCGAACGGGGTGAACTTGCCAGTCCACTTGTAATTCTTGAGGATGGGCGACGGCACGTCGCTATACATCTGCGCCAGCTGTTCAGCTTCGCTGTGCCCCCAATGAACGAGGACGCCTTCCTTGACCTTGGCACTCTTGGCTATGGCCCCCGTCACAGCAGAGGCGTTCGACGCATCCAGCAGGAGCGCCTTGTTCTCGATAATCTGCACTAGTTTGCTCCTAGTAGGTTACTTCTTACGCTCGCGCTTGCTCGTCTCCGACACGAGGTTACCCTTGCTGTCCCGCTTGAACGAGCGGTTCTTACTCTTGGACTCCACCTTCAACCCAGTGCCGTTGTTACCGCCCTTGTCGAAAGCCTTGACGTGAGCGACGTCCTTGCCGTCACCCTTCTTGACCTTCCCTGCCTTGGACATCTTGGCACGGGCAGCATTGCGCGCCGCACGGTTCTTCTTCTGCGCCGGGTCCGCGTGGTAGGTCTGGTATTCGCGTTTGTAGTCGCGCGCCATTAGCGCCTCCTAGGTTTCCAGTGCTCGCACGTGGTGACGGGGCACCAGCCGCACAGCGGGCTTGTCTTAGCGTTCCATACACCATTCTCCATGGCGGCGTCGAGGCGTTCCAACTGCTCATCAAACACGGACAGGTAGGTGCTGCGCTCCGTAATCACATGCTTCTTGGGGATGAGGTCCCCGCTAACGACGTAGAGGAGTGACGACTTGATCCTAGTTACCTCGGGGAAGTGCGAGAACACCGCACCGGCCAGCAGGTCGAGCTGCTTGGTATCAGCGTAGCGAGCGTTCTTTCCGGTCTTGTAGTCCACGCACCATGCGCGGTGCCCGTCGATCACCAGCAAGTCCGCGATCCCACGCCACCACACGTCCTTGGCGAAGAAGTCGCAGGGGGAGAAGTCCTTGCGGATACCCAGCTTGAGCTCGGCGTGTTTCTCCCCCGGCAGTGCCTCCAACCGCTCCACGATAGGGCGCATGAAAGCGAACTTCTGTGGGATGGGCTTACCGTCCCGGATGTACTCCTCAGCGGCGAGGTGGACAGCGGTGCCATAGTCCGCTGCCTCACCCGGCTCGTCCTTGACGTCCTTGGCTATCTTGAGGTGGAAGTACTTCTTCGGGCATTGCTCGAAGGTCTTTATCGAAGAGTAGCTCCACGCAGTCATTATGCCCCCAAGAGTTGCTGTACGGCGGTTCGGACGTCCCGCAGCTGGTTTTTTAATGCACGATGGTCACTGGTGCTCTTTGAGAAGACCACCAACCGTTCTCGGCCATCGTATGAGAAACGCACCTTAGTGTGTTTCGAGGTCGGGGTGAAGCTATACTCCACCCCAGTCCCTGTGAGGATATCGTCAATAGCCTTGATGGCCTCACGATACCGCCGGTTTGTCACCGCACCGTTCCTTCAAGCCGGTCAGCCACCAGTTTGGCGTACCCAGCGATGTCCACCCAGCTATCGGCGTAGTCAGGGTCCCCGTTGATGATGCGCCCGATCTTGTGAAAGATCATGTCGAGCGCCTCACGCTGGTCAGGGGCCATCTTAGAGTAGCCACCGCTGTGGTACATTACCGTCTTCAGGGCGCATGTGATCGCCGCATGGGTAACGAACGCGCCGTAACGGCTGCCACGCTCATCGAGGATTTCATTTACGTCGCTCATTTCAGGTTGCCTCCCGACTTCAGGATGTCGCCACCGAAGATGTAGGTGCCGACGTGGTTGAGCCTGATGAACGGATGGGCATGGATGCTGCCACCGTGCTGCCGCCACAGTTCGCAGAAGTGGTAGTCCTCCGACAGCAGTGCTCCCGATGCGTCGATAGACGTAGCGAAGAACTCATAGGTCAGCGGCTTCTGGTACTCACCAGTCTCTGGGTCTTTGAACGATGACACGCGGTAGGTCGGCACGTGAGGCTTGAGGTGCTCGAACACGCCCCGCTTGATGAGCATGAAGCCAGTGCCACCGTGGCGGACCTCGATGCAGCCGGTCTCGTCGGAGTGTGCATCCCCGCTGCCCACCATGTTGAACACGAAGGCTCCGGCGTAGTCCTCTAGCCCCTGCTTGCCACCGACTGCAGCGCGCTCCACGCTCTCCCAGTTGACTTCCTTCTTGGGGTAGATGCCGCAAGCGATGTCCTTGTCGGCCAGCATCAGTTGAGCGATGGCCTCCCCGTCGAAGCCGATGTCGGCGTCGATGAACATCAGGTAGTCGTGGTCGCTCTCAAGGAACACGCGGGCCAGTTCGTTGCGGGCACGGGTGATGAGGCTCTCGTTCATGATCTGGCACCACGCCACGTTGACGCCGATCTCACGCATCTTCTGCATGGTCATCAGCAGCCCCTGCACATAGTGCCCAGTGCACATACCACCGTACATAGGGGTGGCGATCATTAGCGATGGGCGCTTCTCCACCGGCTTCACTTTGATTTCATCAGTCATGCGAACAGTCCTTTAACTTTGTCCCACCAGTTGCGGCGCTGCCGCTCCTGCTCAAGCTCTTCCTTGGTTTCGGCAAGGTCCGTCAGTGTGATCCGGAATATCTCGATCAGCGCCTCTTGTTGGTCGGCCATGAGGTTCAGCGTCTTATAGATGTCCGACAGGTGGCGCAGTGTCAGCACCTCGCGTTCAGCCACGGGGGTCACCGGACCTTGCGGCTCAGGCTTGATGGCGGCAACATTCCATGCGGCCTTGGGTACTTCTACCTTGGGTTCTTCCATAGGCGGTACGACCTGCTCTTCGATCCAGTCGGCAAACAGCACCTGCACCTTCTCAGGTTCCGGCTTCGGCGCTGAGCGAGCCTTGTACTTAACGTGGTAGGTGCTGTACGACCGCCACCTACCGTTGGGGCCTAGCTGCGACTTCTTCCCCCGAGACTCGATCTCGCCACGCTTGAGCATACGGGATATCATAGTCTGCACTGCGGCTTGGGTAAGGTATGGTAGCTGTGCTGCGACCTCTAAAGTAGTCAAGTCCGGGTTGCGGTGCAGCAGTTTATAAATGAGTCTGGCGGTTTCGCCGTTCTTAGTTCTCTTACGCATAGAATAGCTCCTTTCTAGGTTCGTAGGGTTATTAAGTAGACTTAGTGAAACGCCCGTCAGGGCCACGGGTACTGATCTTGCGGTAGTCGCGCTCCAGCAGATAATACTTCTCCTCGAGCTCCAGATACTCCTTGAGGCTCCAGACACGCCCAAGGACGTAGCCCGCCCCGAAC